TGGGGGGGGTGAACCCTTACGGGCCCGCCTTTAAGTCATGAGAGGGAGATGCACGAATTTCACGTGCCACGCGTTATTACCCCCGCCCTATTGGGCGCGCGCGTGCAAGTTGCAAGTACCCGTCTGAGCCGGCGACGGAACCCACCGGTGAGGCGGGCTCGACGTCGTACAGCAGCGGGACGGGTGGTCGCATTGGCTTACTCCAGGCCTCCATGCCTTGCTTGGCACGGTGGCGGTCCTGAGAATTGAGGGTCTTCAGCCGACGCTGGATTAACGGTGACTGTTCTGGGTACCCGCCCAGTACAGCCGCCCGATGTTGGATGACTTCTTCCTCGCAGTGCTTGCTAGCTAACAGTGAGCTAGCGAAGGTGACGGCGTCAAAAATCTCGGGGAGGTGGATCTGCTCGGCGCCTGAAGCAATAGCGCCCAGAACACCACCCTGGTTCTTGCCCGCATCAATCCCCATGGCGGCTAGGCCGCCCATCAGGGAGTGATTGTTTTTGCCAACCTGCATGCCTACGTTCTTGGCCGCCCACGAAGCCGCCTTGCCAAAACCCGTAGCGATGTCCTTGCCCGTAGTCATGACCTCTTCAAAGAGGCCAGCGGTCAAGTTACCACCCGAGAAGGCGTCGGCCGCCATCACTGCCTCCGTCACGGACGGGGCCCCTGGCGTAATTGCCATGGGTGCGGCAGTGAGGCTGTAGCTCAGTGGGACGTACTCGACGTTGAGCACGAGGTCTGCGAAGATGATATCAGTGGACGTTGTGGGTGCCTCGCCGATGAGCCAGAAGTTGTAGTCGTAGCAACACACTTCACTAACAGCACGCCAGCCTGTGCCAGTGACACAGGCCATGCCGCTATTAGGAGTAGCGATGTGCGATACAAGTTCCGAGTCGAAGGCTGGCGCCCACACCATCGAGGTATTGTCTTGGGACGCTGAGTTGAACAGCTGCACAGTGGAATGCTGCACTGCCGTATTGTACAGCGTCGCCGGTGGACCACCCGTTGGTAGCTGACCATAGGTCCTGCCTGCGTACATGGACATGCCGCGCGTCTCAGTCTGGCCGCCGAATGACAAATTGGCGCCCATCGAGACCACGCGGTAGCAGTACGCGTTGGCAGTTAGTTCAGCGAGGCCATCCCACGCCGTTGCCACCCATGTATTGGCGGATCCGGATGTGGTGGTGGCGTCTTTCACCCAAATGCCATCCGTGGCGTTCGGGCACATGAACAGTTGAACCATGGCGCCTGCGGGGGTCGCCGGTTGCGGTGTGAGGTTGAGCCGTAGACGCAATGTTTGCGTACATGTCGGCACGAGAGTGTGACTCGGGATCCTCACGTTCCCCCCTGAAAAGGGATCGTTCAGGCTGCGTAGGTACACCACCGAATTGTGCCACTCTACGGAGTCGCTAATCCGGCGGGGCGGAGCTACCTGCCTGGCTAACTTGCCCCGCTTTTTGCGAGGCTTGCGCGGCTTAGCCGCCGCGGCCGCCCTGACGGTCTTGGTTTCCACCACGACCCTGTCAGGACGGCTGATCTTCTTCTCCACGAATTTCGTGCTCATCGCAGATGTCTAATACGTTTTAAGCCCGTTCGGCTATGCGCTGTCCTCATCCCCATCGTCAACCAGCGCCATGATTTGCACGGCGGGGATGATGGGGTGGCTGTCCAGCCGGAGCGTTGTCAGCTGCTCCACGGCTGCATCGTACATGGACCGGTCGATACCGTACCGCTCGTACAACCAGGCCACTGCCGCGGGGTCATCCACAATGGGCGCGGCGATGTCTGGTGCTTCGAGCATTTCTTGGGAATGCCAATTCCACTTGACACTCTTGAAATAGTCCATGTTAGGCTCAACGTGTGCCGTCAGAGCCCAGATGCGTTGAACAAACCTGTTGAGTAACGGCGTGCGCCAACACGACGGCCAGACGCCTAGCGCGGATCCGCGCATGCAAGCGTCCTTGTCGTCAACGTGGCACCGGACGTAGGGCAGCCGGGTAATCAAGCGCCCAGGAAAGGGTGTCAGGAACCAACTGTCCGCGTAAGGCATTAGCGTACTGCGACAGTACGCCACGTCCCCACAAAACGCGCCAGGTGAATGAAGGCGCGTTACGGCAGTCAAGCCCAACTCAGCGAGGGTGGAGGTCACAGCGCCGAGGTCTGCTGGACTCATCGGTGCCTTAACGGCAATGAGGCTGTCATCACCGTTCACGTAACACTCCACATCCCACTCCCAGTCCTCCACGCAGTCGAGTTTGCTAAACGCGTAACGCAAGCACCACGCGTTAAGAACGCTGTTGCTGTACGTCGTGTCTGGCTCTCCCGACCCCGTGGTATCGTCGTATTCTATGCGCCCGCCCGAGCGATGGAAACCTTTTTTCATCCGATCTCTAGCCTTTTTGCAGGCGAGTCTGAAGGCATCCATCCCACAGCGCTTTGCGAACTCCCGTGTGATGTCCTTGAGGCCACGGTTCTGGGTGGCGTCGTAACACGTGTAGTCGAGTTCCACCAGCGACCACCCACGAGACATTCTGTCATGTGCCCACGCGCCCACAGCCGCCCTATCAGTGCACCCAAAGTGTACGGTGTCGTGCACCTTGCCACTGCCTTTCGCCCACGAGCGCCCCTGTAGTGCAGCGTAAAACATACCTATGTAAACGCTGAACTCAGGGGTGCATGAGACGATCAGCCGCGGCTTGATGTCAACGTCACCGTTGGTGAACTTAAGGGGGCTTGGCTCCGTTTTAACGAAGAACGAGCAGCGCGCCGCCTGTACTGGCGACACTTCGCGTCGTTCCATCGCCTCGTAAGCCAGGCGCAGGGCATTCCGCCTGTGCGCAGGGTAACGCAACACCCATTGTTCAAAGGGCATTGGCTCCGTGCGCACCGGCGGCAGCAACCGCATCCCGTCGTTGAAGACCCAACGGCGGAACGTCCTGATGGCACCCGGCTCACCTCTGTTCAGGCCCGCTGGCGCGACGCGCACGCCCAGGGACAACTCGGCATTATGCCAAGTGTTGCCCAGGGCGGCTTGAGGAATCCGCGTCACTGAAGGCCCCACTAATTGTGAATAGGGCTTCAGCAACGGTGTTTCCTCCGTCGGCTTGCGAACCCGCGCCAAGGTTGGCCCGGGTGGTCGATCGCTGTCGTATGTGTGTATGACCAGTTGTGGGGGCTGGTCGCGCCATGACTGTGCGCTCACAAGCTCCCCGCGAGGCGGGTGATACTGATTTTCCAGGTCAGGCTCACCGGCGTCGGGCTCGTGCTCACCGCAACACAAGCCACACCAGAAGACTACACACGCAATGCATCCCACCATCATCAGGTAGAGCGGGATGTGGCCATGAGACCTCCCCGTAGGGGACGCCGGTGGCCCCACACCCGTTGCTCCGGATCCCGATTCGGGCCTGCGGAACGTGGTGCGGGGCACGGTGTCCCCCTGCAAAATTGCAAGGAGGCGACGCGCGGGACCAACCACAACGTCTGGGCGTGCACCATTGCCTATGTACACGGCATGGTCACTTACTGCGGGCAAGTGACCAGTGCTGGACAGCGCTGCGTAAAGCAACGCACAGATTGCCACCACGAGCAATGCGCCCCCCACGATGATCTTGCGCCGGTACGACAAGCGCGGCACGCGCGCCTGAACGGCGTCGAAGATCTCGCCCGGGGAACGCTCCACGCGAACCAAACCACAAGTGAGGGTCGTGAGCCAGGAATCACCGCCCACCACGACGCGCCGTTCAAACGCGTCGATGACCACCGCCTGCCCGTTGTTGCGGGCGGCGTACTCAGCTTGTGAGGCCAGGGACATGCTAGAGGTCAAAGCTGCACTCACCATCAGCTTTTCGACTGCACTAACAAATTCGGCCAGGATCAGCATGGCGCTGCTCTCGATAGCGGAGCTCTTGTGCTCACGCTGCGACCTAGCGGTCGCTACGGAGCGTAACGCCCGATCTACATTCTTGAGCGCCATATAGCGGCGCATCTCGAAGTACGAATCGGGGTCAAAGGGCATCCACTCGTCAGCATTGCGTGGTTTCAACCACCCTGCCGCGGGGCGAACCATCACCTCAAAAGTCGCGTCACGGTGTGAATACACTTGGCCGTCGAACACAAACCCCGCGGTACGGAGCTCGATGTCCAGCGGCGTGGGCACATACGGCACGTCAGCAAACGTATGCGTATCAGGCGCCATCGCGAAGTAATACGCATTTGTGCTGCCCCATGAACGGATAAAATTCCACGCCAATTTTCCGTATGGGGTGTCGATGGAGCCATCGGTGGTTAGCCAATGGCAGGCATTGTGGTGGTAGGACGTTCCACCCGTCAAGGCCATAGTGACCGTGTCGGGGCCCGTCGCCCGCCAAGTTGCCTCCCCATCGCACATCGTGCCGCCCAAGCCATCAAACCTGTGCGCCGTGACAATCGCAGCCACGGACTCATGCATACGCAAGCATTTTGCTAGCGTAGCAGGCGTCAGGTAATAGATGACGTGGGACAAAATGAGAAACTTGCTCGTGCCGTGAGTGCATTCGCCCGCTTTCGCCGTACAACCGTCCAAACGCGCGTTGATAGCGTCGTAGGCGGTCACCACGGGATTGCAGGTGTGCACTGTGGGCTTCTCGGGGATTTTGCGATTATTCCCGATAACCCGGAACTCGTACCTGTAAGTCTTGCCGCGCGGCACTGCGGCCGCAAAGTGGTTAACCACCTTCTTCCGACAGACTGAGATCGAGTCGTGGCGCTCGTAAGCTGCAATTGGATGCCCAACTGCAGGGGGAGGTCCGGCACGGAACGTGATGCCTGGGAACAGCTCCCCCATACGAGCTAGTTTCTCCGCACTCACCGCCCCTCCGATGGTGAACGTGCGCTGCTTTTCAGGAAGCATAACCTGTGGCGACACAGCCACAACTGGAATACTCAACGCACCAGTTTTCGTGCGGAGCCCCACAGGGGGGAGGGTTGGGGCCAAAACTGGACCCACCGGAGATACACCGCCCACGGCATTCTGGGCGGCGCGCGCGGCTTGCGCGGCCCGGGCTCTTGCCCGGGCTTGCCCGCGTCGGCGACGTTTCGCGGGCATAGCTGAAGGCTCGGCGGCCGAAGCCCCGCGCCCCGAAGGTGCGTGGGGTGGCGTGCCGGGCACGGCCACAGTCGGCGCCCCGGATCCCATTTCGGGCCTGCGGGACATGATGCCGGCTGGGTCATCACCACTCTTCATGTCAGCAATGAGAGTGGGGTCGAGGTCGTTAATCTCGGGCGCATTTAGAAACGTATGCGCGCTTCCCGCCTGCCGCGCGCCCACCAAAAGGGGCGGCCGCGACGGCGGGCTAGACTCCTGCTTAGGTGGAGGAGTCGCCATCGGTTTTGCGTTGCCAGTACGTACTGT